CACCGCGTTCTCCACCACGCAGATGTCGTATGACCCGTTCTGGACGTACGCTGGCTCGCCCTACGGACACCCGCCGACAGAGCGTATCCTGCTCGCGACGAACCGGGCGCTCCGCCGACAGACGCTCGACATGGCGTACTTCACCGACGGGTCTATCCCGGCGTCCACGCTGTATGCGGTCCCGGAGTCGTGGGGCAACCAGCAGATCGCCGAGTTGCAGAAGGTGTTCGACGGTATCCTCGCCGGGAACGACGCACAGCGGCAGTCGCTCCGGTTCGTCCCGGGCGGGCAGGGCTCGCAACTCATGCAGATCAACCCCGAGCCCAAGCCCGAAGTCGAAGAGTGGTTGATGATGGTCGCGTGTGGCGCGTACGGCGTCAGCCCGATGGAACTCGGGTTCACGATCAAGTCGTCCGGACTCGGCGGGAAGGGCTTCGCCGACAACCAAGCCAAGACGTCCGACGAGCGGAACGAGGCGCTCGTGCGTCACGTGGAGGGTGTGCTCAACAAGATCATCGCCGGGCCGTTGAAGCAGCCCGAGTTGGAGATCGGGTTCCCGGAGATGGAAGAGGCCGAAGACAGCCTCACCCAGGCGCAGCGCGCTTTCCAGTATTGGCAGATGGGCGTCATGTCCAGCGACTACATCGCGGAAGACATCCTCGACATCGATCCTCCGGGGCTCGGTCCAACCGTCGTGTCGGGCCAGTCGGTCGTACCGGTGTCCGAGATCACGAATCCGACGCCCGCACCCATGGTCCTGCCTCCGGGGGTCGTCCCCCCCGACGCTCAACCCCGGGGGCAGGATCAGACCCAGATCGACGCGGGCAAGCCTAGCGCGACACCGGACGGGCCGAGTGCCATGCCGGGCCAGTCGCAGGTGAACAAGGCGCGGCTCGATCGGCTCATCCTCCGCTCGCTCGAACGGCAATACCCCACCGAGTTGCTCGGTTGGGTCAAGGACGCGGCGTGGCGCTACGACCCACACGTGCTACTGTCGGGGATTGACATGGCACGACGTCCGGGCGGGCGGGACATGCAGAACGTGGACAGGATCGAGGACGAGATCGACGAGTCGGACCTCGTCGTGCCGATCGTGCTCGTCCAAGTCCCCGGGGCGAACAAGTACAAGATCGCGGACGGCTGGCATCGCTCGCTCGCGGCGCGACACGCGGGCAAGGAGTTCATCCCGGCGTACATCGGGCAGGTGGCCGACGCGACCGGGCCGTGGGATCGCGAGATGCAGTCGTTGCAGTACCGCAAGGCGATTCACACCGAGTTGGCCAAGTGGCAGCGCAAGTCGCTCGCGGCACTGCGGGCGGGCAAGTCGCCGGACGTCCGGTTCGAGTCGGAGTTCGACCTGCCCGGTGTCGAGTTGGCCAAGGCCGCGAACGCCGAAGAGGTCCGGGAAGCGTTCGCGAAAGCGGGTGCATCCGCCATCCCTTTCGTCGAGTCAAGGCTTCATCCGTCCGGGCTTTACGAGCGCTCATAGCCCAACGAGCCCGGCAACAGGCTCAGGACCTCGCAGCGGCGATCAACAGTTCGGGCCACTTCGACTACGTGTGGGGACGGGCCGACGACGCATGGTTTGAGCAGTTCCGGGACGCACTGGCCACCGTGTTCGATGCGGCGTTCCAAGGACGGGTGCGACCGAAGGCCGAGAAGGCGTCGTTTGCTCAGACCGGCTTGATGTGGCAGCGGGCGGACGTCCGTTCCCAGGCTTGGTCGCTGGCCAATCCGCAAGCGTACGACTACGTCATGGCGCGGGGGGCGGCGCTGGTTACCGGGATCGACGACACGACACGCGACCGGCTGAACTCGTTTATCGCCCGGACGGTGGACGGTCCCGGGTTCGACACGTACACGTCTGCGGCATTCCGCTCGGACATCGCCGCCTACGTGACGCAGACGTACGAGGGCCGGGCCGACACGATTGCCCGGACCGAGTCTGCGCTCGCGGCGAATGCGGGCAACCTCGCGGCGTACCGGGCGAACGACACGCACTATGTCATGGTCCACGACGGGACCGACTACGACGACGAGTGCGCGGCGGCGGACGGGCAGATTTGGACGGTGGACGACGCCGACGCGAACAGCATCGAGCACCCGAACTGTGGGCGGTCGTTCGACGAGATGGCGGACGAAGACGTTGATCCGTCGGAGGTTGACAGCCCGGACAGCGTGACGCCGGACGAGGCACCCGGGCCGGAAGAGGCACCGCCCGAACCAGCACCCGAAGAGGCACCGCCCGCCCCGGTGTACGAGCCGCTATCGCTGGACAACCTCGCAAATCAGGTCCTGAACTTTGACCGGATGAAGGTGGACGACCAGCAGGGTATCGTCGATGCGGTGAACGGGGTCAACCAGAAACTGTTCGACATGGGCATCAAACCGCCATCGCTGGAAAGCATCAACGTCGAGACGCAGAACGTCGTCGGCAAGGGCACGTACGCCTACGTGAACGGGGGGTACAGTGCCACGGCGCAATCGAGGATGACGCTCGGCAACGGCTGGTTCGGCAAGTTCAGCGGTAGCAAGTTGGAGACGCAGTGGGCGCGGGACGTCCGCAGCGGATGGCACTCTGACCTGCCCGGGCTGACTCCCCGGCAGTCGATCTTCGTCCACGAGTACGGCCACGTCATGGACAGGTGGCTCGATCCGTACGGCGGGTTTACGTTCCTTGGGGATCGCGTCTCGGTCGCCACGCGGTATGGCGCTACGAAACTCAGCGAGCGATGGGCGGAGGCTTTCGCGGAGTGGGCATCGGGCATGGACACCCAAGCGGCGCGCGACGTGCAAGCGGTCCTCGAAAAGGAGGCCACGGGCGGCATACGGCGAATGGCGCTCACGCCTTGACCCGTCTGTTAGGGTGAGAGCATGACCACGACCATTGCCCCGATGTGCATGTTCTGTGCGCACTTCCACAAAGGGCCGATCACGGCGTCACCGCTGACATGTGACGCGTTCCCGGTGGGCATCCCCGACGACATCCTGTCGAGCGAGTTCGACCACCGACAGCCGCACGAGGGCGATCAAGGAGTCCAGTTCGCCCCGGAGGACGACGACGCGGCGGCGTACGCGCAGGAGGTCTTCGATGCTCCACAGGATTAAGTGTCGGCTCGGCTGGCACACGTGGATGCAGGAAAAGAAGGTGCTCGGCGTCCGGGTCAAGCCCGGCGTGTGGGCTGAGTACCGAACCCGGATGTGCTGGTTCTGCCCCCGGGTCGAAGCAGCCCCGGCGCGGGTGTACTACCTGTCCACGGGAAGCGCAGACGACGCCCGGGAAGGGGCATAGACGCCCGAACCGCTATCCGTGGGCGTCCGCCCGCACGGGTCGCCTCCCCGGGGCTCGTCTGCGGTGGTGCGCGGATTCAACGCGATATATTGACAGCACGTTCCCGGCGTGATTTAATAGTGTCAACAGATCGGGGCGGTCCCCCGGCTGACGAAGGAGAACGAGAAATGACGAACTTCAAGAAGAACGCAAGCGGCCAGTACGAGTTCAACGTCAAGGGCGTGGCTTACGAGGCAATCCGCAACGAGGCCGGGTTCGCCGGGCGCGATTGGGACCTGTACACGTCCGCTGCATACGGCGACGGTCGCATCGTGGTCGATCAGTTGGCATCGCGCAAGGAGTGCGTCGAGGCAGCCGAGCAGCGCGAGGCCGCGACGGTCTGGCACTGGTCCACCGATTGCGGCTCCGGCTGGACCGGCGACCGCTGCACGTTCCCGCTCCTGCACTCGGGCGACCACTCCAATGACTGACATTCAGCAAGCCGTCCAGCAGCAGATGCCCACGCACGACGAGACGCCGGAGGCGGTGTCCGTCCTCGTGGTCACGGACGACGAAGAGGTAGCGCTCATCGTCGCTCCCCTGCTCGCGAAGCGGCTGTACCCAACTCGGCAGTTCGGGGACGTCATGTTCGCCGAGCCGATGGAGGGCGGCTACGAGGTCGTCGTCAAGGTGCAGGAGCGGTTCGACCCGTCGATCATCTCTCACATCCAGAATAACCGCTAAGCACGACACCCGGGCGTAGGAGGATCGCCCGGGTGTCGCTGTATCTTGCAGCGGCATATCAGCCTGTGTTAGACTGCGTCCCACCAAGAGGGAGGTATGAATGGGCGCGTTCCAGAAAGAACCGGCGGCTATCATCGGGCTGATCGCGACAATCGTCGTACTCGTCGCACAGCAGGTGTTGGCATCGGGCATCGTCACGAGCGCGGGCGGGCTCAACCTGCTAAACCTCGTGATTAGCGTCACCCCGGTGATCGCGGGCCTAGTCATCCGGCAGTTCGTCTACTCACCCGCGACGGTTTCGGCTAGCGCTCCCAAACAATGAGCACAGCCAACCTCGTCGCGGTGCTCGCGGGTTTCGTGCTCGCGGTCGTGTCGGGCTATTTCCTCATGCAGTCGAAGGGCCAGAACCTCGTCGCGTGGGTGGTGTTCGTCCTGTCCATCGCGCTCGTCCTGCTGATCGTGTTAGGCGTCGTCCGTGTCTGACGAGTTCCGCTATTTCGTCCCGTTTGCCAAGGTAGAATCACAGGCCGACGGGACAGTCATCGTCGAAGGTCCGGTCACGTCGGAGGCCGTAGACACCGAAGACGAGGTCGTGGACTACGAGGCGATCAAGGCCGCATCCACCGACTACATGCAGTTCGCCAACATGCGCGAGATGCACGACCCGCACACCGCGTCGGGCACGATGCTGAACCTCGACTTTGACGACGACAACAAGCGGATCGTCGGGCGGTCCCATGCGGTTGACCCAGGCGTGGTCAAGAAAATCCTGACGGGCGTGTACAAGGGCTACTCCATCGGCGGGCGGAAACTCGCGTGGAACATGGAGAAGCAGGGCGGCAAATCGGTCCGTCGTCTAACGAAACTGTGGTGGGGCGAGACGTCGTACGTCGATCGACCGTCCAACCCGGAGGCCGTATTCACTCTGGCCAAGCGCGACTACACAGCGGACGAGCCGCAGAAGGAGACCGAACCGGTGGCAAAGTCCGAGAAGACAGCGGTCGAGCCGATTGCCAAGGCCGACAACCCGTTCCCGCCGAAGGGCGACGACGACACGGGCGACAACCCGGAGAAGCAGCAGGGCGAAGCACAGGATCAGGCAGCGGGCGGACCGCCATTCCCGCCCGGGAACAAGACGTCCAAGGCCAAGAAATCGGCCAAGTCCGCGAAAAAGCGGATGGGCGCGGTCCTTGCCAAGATGGACACGCTCGCGAAGGGCGGCAATAAGACCGTCAAGCATCTACTCGCCGCGATTGAAGAGATCACGTGCGCCATCGCGGAAGAGGCCGAAGAGGGCGACACCGAAGGCGTGGGCGACCTCCAAGGTCTGCTCAACACCGCCATGAAGGTGATGTCCGCAGAGGCCGCAGAAGGCGAACCCGCCGACGATGAAGAGGACGGCGAGATGGAGCCCGAGCCGCTCATGGACGCCGACGCGTCGGACAGCGACCTCGTCGAGATGGCGGCGCAGATCAAGTCGCTCCGCAAGGCGGAGGCGCGCAAGGTGCAGCGCAAAGTGACCAAGTTGCAGAAGCGAGCCCGGTTTAACCGGAAGACGCTGGCAAAGGTCGCGGCGCTCGCCGATAAGACTCCGGCGGTGGTCCCTCCTGACGCTGCCGGAGTTGATCCTCTGGAAAAGGCGGCAGGGGCTATTGACGATCTCATGGCCAAGGTGGGCGGAACGGTCACCCAGGCTGATCTCGTACTCGTGAAGGCGGAGGTTCTCGAAGCGCTCAGCGCTGCAAAGGAGGACCTCGCAAAGACGATTGCGGCGCAGCCGATGAGCGGTGGTCCACTGGCAGTCCCCGATCTCAGTCGCTTTGGCAGCGATGCGGCTGACATGACCCAAGACGCCATCCTCGCGAAGGCGGTTCAGGGTATGAGCGACCCGATCGCAAAAGAAGCGCTCGGGAAGTTCGCCGCTGCCGAGTCCATTAGGCAACAGCAGCAGGGAAGGTAGCCTCAATTGGCTAGACAACTCGTGCTCCCACAGGGAGCGTCGGACGATCCGCGTTCGGCACAGACCATTCAGGCCATCCAGCGCGCATTCAGCAAGGGCGTGGTCCCGGCTGATCTGCCGCTGGCCAAGGCGACGACCCAAGGCATTTCGACGGCCACGGGACTCGTCGGTATCAACCTCGAAGCACCAGCGAAGAACCTGTTCCCCGTCCTGTCCCCGCTGCGCAACCGGTTTCCCCGGAAGGGCGCTGCGACGGGTTCGACGGCGGTCCAGTGGCGCGCCATCACGGGCATCAACACCACGGCTATCAAGGCCGGGGTCGCGGAAGGCAACCGCAACTCGGTCGTTTCGACGGCAGAGGTCGATCATTCACAGGCGTACAAGACGTTCGGACTGGACGACTTCGTGACGTTCGACGCGGTCGATGCGGCGGCGGGCTTCATGGACATCCGGGCAGAGGCCACGGCCAACCTGCTCGCGGCGACCATGGTCGAGGAAGAGAAGATCATCCTCGGCGGCAACGTCCAAGCGATCGGCAAGCCAGCAGCCATGACCACGCCATACGGCGCGGCGGACAGCAGCGCGGCAGGTCCGTTCACGGCATCCACGGCGTACGATTTCGCGGTTTCGGCTCTGACGTCGTACGGCTACCTCAACGCGGCCACAGGTCGCACGGGCGGCGTCGATGCTTCGGACGAGACAGACGGTCGCACCCTGACCACGTTCACCACGGGCTCCGGCAAGACGTCGGTTGTCCTGTCGTGGGGCGCGGTTCGCGGCGCGGTCGCGTACAACGTGTTCATCGGCACACACTCCGGGACGCTATACTACGCGTTCACCACGGCACAGACGTCGATCATCATCGACTCGACGGTGCTCGCGGCGCTGCCGGGCTCGGGCCACACCCCGAACCTCGCAGATCAGACGGCAGACGCCCTGTCATACGACGGG